CGCCGGCGTGGTTCTTCCTGAGGAGCTGGACGCGCTTGTTCAGAGAGCAGTGATCACATACTGCAAGATGTCGTTCGGGCTTCCTGAGGACTATGACAGACTCAAGAAGTCATACGATGAGCAGAAGGCACAGCTTGTCACTGCGACAGGATACACGAACTGGGGTGATGCGTGATGTATGACAGCATAGCAATACTAAAGGCATACGGCGAGCCTGAATACGATGGATACGGCAACGAGTTTATTCCAGAGATAAACACGACCGTATTCGTTCAGCCTCGCAGCGTGTACCAGTCGGAGTTTTATAACGCTGCACAGCTTGGACTGAAGCCTTCAATCACTCTGTACTTATCAAACAGGGCTGATTACGAAGGGCAGAAGGTGCTCTCTTTTGAGGGTAAAGACTACAACGTTATAAGAGCAGACTGGAGCGCCCAGCGTGATGGGATCTCTCTTGTCTGTGAGGAGCGTGTGAACAATGGCTGATTCTATAACGGTACAGATGGAGGCAATTCTTCAGGCGTATTCGAAAGAGGTAGAGGATGCTTATGAGAAGGGAGCGCAGTTAACCGCAAAGGAGTCTGCGCAAAAGCTCAAGGCCTCGTCTCCGAAGAAGTCCGGAGAGTATGCGAGCGGATGGGCGGTGAAGAAAATGGACAGCAAGACATATGTTGTCCACAACAAAACCGCTCCAGGGCTTACGCACTTGCTTGAGAATGGCCATGTGATCAAGAACAAGAAGGGCACCTATGGTCGCGTATCGGGGAAAAAGCACATCAAGCCTGTTGAAGAATGGGCAATTAACGAGCTCCAAAGGAAAATAGAGGCGAAGCTATGACGATATTCCAAGTATTACAGAGCACCGGCCTTCCGTGTGTGTACAGTCACTTTAAGAAGAAACAGTCCCCGCCGTATATCGTGTATATCGGCAGCGGACAGAACACCTTCCAGGCTGACGATACGCACTACTGGAAACAGAACAGTTATCAGGTCGAGTATTACTTCACAACTAAAGATGAATCCAACGAGGAAGCCATTGAGACAGCGTTGCTGGACAATGGCTTTTTATATGAGAAGAGCGAGGACATCTACATCGAGGATGAAGAGGTCTTCGTTATTTACTACTACATTTAATGGAGGCTACAAATGGCAAATAAAGTTGAATTTGGTATCAGCCAGCTCCATGTCGGTACATATACAGTCGATGATCAGGGAGCCGTAACTCTCGGCACCCCATACCATCAGGCGGGAGCGGTAAGTTTCAGCCCTGAGGAAAATTCAGAGCAGAACACCTTCTATGCCGATAATGTGGCGTACTGGAGCGGATATTCTGGTGGATCCATCGAGGGCGATCTCGAGGTAGCTATGTTCGACGATGAGTTTAAGACTCAGTTCCTCGGTTACAGGACTCTGACTAACGGCGGACTCGCGAACGTAAAGAACGCAACAAAGCCGAACGTTTATATCGCATTTCAGGTCGAAGGCGATGCAGAGTCGAGAAGGGTTATCCTCTACAACTGCTCGCTCGGAGCAATCGCGAGAGAGTACAACACCATCGAGGAGAGCAAGGAACCAGCAACAGAGACTCTGGGTGTGACTTGCACCGGCGACAACGCGACAGGCGTAACAATGGCGGTACTGAAGCCAGCGGACACGGGTTACAGCACTCTGTTCACTGCTCCAACAGCACCGGCTATCGCACCATAACAAGGCGGGGCGGGGCTGATATGGTTCCGCCTCATTTTTTATAGAGAGGTGACCTATGGAAAAGGTAATAAAGATTGGAAAACAGGAAGTCAAGCTATCGAATAACGTAGCTTGGACTATGGAATATAGAGACCAGTTCGGGAAAGACATAGTTCCTGCGCTTATGCCGGTCATCGCATCCATTATGGAGGGTGCTTCGGCTCTGATCGGAGAGGCTGACAACGGCGAGATCAATGTGAGCGACATCGCATCCGCAATCGAGGGGAGAGCGATGGATGTGCTGCTCCCACTGTTTCAGGTCGAGTTCGTGGACACAATCATTAACGTGACATGGGCTATGGCAAAGGCTGCGAACGAGGATCTGGATCCACCTAAGAAATGGGTTAGACAGTTCGACGAGTTCCCGCTGGACGTCGTGGTCCCTACAGTTTATGACATGGTACTGAAGGGATTCGTAAGCTCAAAAAACTTGAAGAGGCTGAAGACGATAAAGAAAAGTCTGAAGAATCTTCAGCCGTCACACTCGATGACATCATCCTCGCAGGACTCGAGCGAGGACTAACGATGTCAGATATTCGTCATATGCAGCTCGGGCAGGTGGTGGACTTCGTTATCGCGTATAACGACCGCCAGAAGGAATCCGAGAAGCAGTCGAAGAAACAGGGAAAGCGGAGGCGCAGAGCTTCCCAGAATGACATTGATCTATTTTTCGGATAGGGGAAATCAATGGCCGGAAATATCAAAGGAATAACGATTGAGTTTCGTGGCGATACCACGAAGCTCGATAAAGCGTTAAGACAAGTTAATAACGAATCGCGGAAGATCGACAAAGAACTCAAGAACGTTGACAAGGCGCTCAAGTTCAACCCGACATCCGTAGACTTGTGGAGGCAGAAGCAGCAGCTCCTGTCGCAGAAGATCTCCGAGACGAAGGACAAACTCCAGCTCCTGAAACAGCAACAGGCGCAGATGGACGCAGAGGGAGTCGATAAGCAGTCGATGGAGTATCAGAAGCTCCAGCGCGAGATCATCGAGACAGAGTCCAAAGTTAAGACGTTTGAGAGCCAGCTGAAGAAGGTCGGGAACGTAAACCTTCGCGCAGCGTCAGAACAGTTTAAGCAGTGGGGATCCGCTCTTGAGAATGCTGGTCGACAGATGCAAGGGATTTCGATGGCAGCGGGTGCGCTCGTTGGATCTCTCGCAGCTATCTCGTATAAAGCGGGACAGAACGCCGACGATCTGAACACTTTGAGCAAAGTCTACAGTATTAACACAACCGACCTGCAGAAGTATGCTGTCGCTGCTGACCTGGTGGATGTATCTGTCGAGGATATAGCAAAATCTCACGTCAAACTCGAAAAGTCCATGTATTCGGCAAACAACGGGTCAAAGGCACAGGCCGAGGCGTTCGAAAAGTTGGGCGTTTCTGTTACAAATGCGGACGGATCGCTCCGTGATAGTGACGCAGTATGGCAAGACACGATTGCAGCACTCGGCACAATGACAAACGAGACGGAGAGGGACGCACTTGCACAGCAGCTCATGGGAAAGAGCGCAGCAAATCTCAATCCGCTCATTGAGGATCAGGGCGAAACGTACAAGAATCTTTCCGAGACGCTGCAAAAGTACGGCCTTGATTTCGTAGATCAGGAGACATTGGACAAGGCGAACGAGTTCAATGACCAGCTCGACACGATGAAAGCCATCGGATCGGTTGCGATTTCGACGGTCGGTGCACAGCTTGCGGGATATCTTGCTCCGGCTCTCGAGAAAGTGGTCGGATGGATTGGACAATTTGCGAGTTGGCTCTCAAAATTGTCTCCTGAGGTTCTGACAATAATCGGAATCATTGCGGGCGTAGTCGCTGCGATTGCTCCTGTTTTGCTGATCCTCGGAAAGCTGGCATTTGCTATCAGCTCGATCATGTCCCTTGCAAGTACACTCGGAGTCGGAATCGGTGCTCTTGCCGGGCCGATTGGAATAGCCATTGCAGCGATAGCAGCCATCATCGCCATAGGCGTTCTTCTTTATAAAAACTGGGACACTATCAAAGCGAAGGCTGCTGCGATCAAGGCGAATCTGATCGCTACATGGAACGGCATCAAGCAGGCAGTGGTCAACACAGTAAGGTCGCTTGTTGCAGATGTCATGGCAAAGTGGAACGCAATCAAGACAACCACACAGAACGTATGGAACTCGATTAAGACGGCAATAACAACGCCGATAACGAACGCGTTCAACACCGTAAAAGGCTGGATTAATAAACTGAAGAATCTGTTCCCTCTCAAGGTTGGTAAGATCTTCAGCAACTTGAAAGTTCCACACATCAAGGTAAATGGTGGTAAGGCTCCATTTGGTATCGGCGGAAAAGGATCTGCTCCGAGCATCAACGTTGACTGGTATGCGAAGGGCGGAATCTTTACAAGGCCGACACTCTTATCCAACGGAAACCGCATCGCCGGAGTTGGTGAAGCAGGTGCAGAAGCTGTACTTCCGATTGAGAAACTGCGTGAGATGGTCGATTTCGGTAACGCTCAGGGCAATGCAATTATTGCACAACAGACTCAGATACTCCTTGCAATCTATGAAGAGATGCAGAAGGAAAAGGATTTCAAGGTCAATGGAATGTGGGCAGGTCGGTATGTAAATGAATTAGTGAGGTAATCGTATGAAGGATAAAATTTACTACTATGACCGAAACGGCACATTACAGCTTACATTAAATGAATATCCGTACTACTCAGAACCCTCAGACTTACATAATTGGTCTTGGGGGTTCAATGAGCAGTTCGGCAAGATCAATACATTCAGGCGAAACAAGAATACTTATGAGCTTGTAATAGGGATTGCAACCGAGTTCAAGAAGTATCACGATGAGCTGATAGATATTTTTAGTGCAGATGTACTCGCAAATCAGGCAGGTTATTTGATGCTGAGAGGTTGGAAGTTGCCCTGCTACATAACAGAAGCGGAACACGAAATCTTCAAAGATTTAGACCGAAAAGCTGTGTTTGTTGTACAGTCACTCAACTCGACTTGGATTCGAACCAAAATGACTTCGTACAATGGCGTAGCAGGGGGCGGTCTGAGCGGTGAGGACTTTGGACGAGATTATTCCTATACCGATGGGATAATGGGGCGTGGCTATAACTACGGCTACTCTCAGCCTGAAAGTCATTATGCAAGCATTGACCTCGCAGGAACAGGCAACGGCTACGAGATCCTGATATACGGGCCTCAGGTCAATCCTGTTATCTACCTCGACAGCAAACCTGTTCAGGTGAACATCGAGCTGAGTTCAACGGAAAGACTTCGTATAGTATCTAACGGCTCTATCAAGACGATTGAGGTGCTACAGCCTAACGGCGAAAGTACAGACGCATTCGTTTACAGAGATAAAGAAAACTCTCCGTTCCTCTCACTTGGTCAGCATACCGATTTAACATTCGGACAGATACGCTTTGACTTCTCAACTATTGAAAGGAGGTCAGCACCAACGTGGACTTAATCTATTCAAGGACTGATGTAAGTGGCGTACAGACAAGCGGATATCTCCTGAACTATGAGGGTGCGTTTGAAGTATCCAATGACCTCGACTATGTGACCAACAACTTCACTATCACGATGGAACTTCCGACAAGCAAAGACGGACTCCTATGGGTTGAGAATGAAGTGAGTAGCATCGTGTACGTTGAAGGTACTGAGTACGGCGGTGAGATAATGGGTTCTCAGGTCGATATTGCTTCAAATACTATAACGTACACAGGCAGAACTTGGCGGGGCTGTTTAGCTCAATGGATTATTGAACCACCTGCAGGTCAGGACTATTTGGTAGTTTCAGGCAACCTTGCCGACTCGCTCAGGCTTTTGCCGATGGGTGAGTATATCGAGGTTATGAACACTTCCTACAGCGGTGGGACATATCAATTCAACCGATATGTGACTACCTTTGAAGGAGCATCAAACCTGCTGACAGCGGCGAAATCTGACTTACGTATCAAATTATCTTTTGTGCCTGATGGCTACTCAGGAAAGGCACAGCTTGAAATTGTTGAAGCAAGAGATAGACGAAACGAGATAGAAGTATCTCAGGACTACAACGATCAAATTCAGTTGAAGATAACGAAGGATAACAATACGCCACGGCACATTATATGTTTAGGTGCAGGAGAGCTGAAAGACAGGGAAGTTTTACACCTGTATGCTGATGAGGATTGGAACATAACCACTACTCCGATTGCAGGAGCTTACCCTGTAGAGGTATATGAATACACATCTACAGGAACTCTTGAAGCAGATGGTCGGAAACACTTTCTTGAACTGATACATAATCACGAGCAAATCGAGGTCAACATAAATGACCTCGATATTAATTTGTCGGATATTATCGGCGGTAAAGATGTACTGACAGGCGAAACTGTTAGTGCTGAGATAACCACAATACTGTGGCGTGTACAGAACTTCGGTGACTATCAGGCAGAGGAATACGAATACAAAACAAGGGTACTTTTATAAGGAGCAGAAGATGGGAGCAACAATAATAACAGGGTACACAGGTACTCGACACATAACACCTGCTATGGACGCAGGTATATATCGTGCGGCGTTCGGCTCAGAAGAGTACGTGCTGTCGGTAGGCAATAAGCTCGCAGGTTCAATGCCGAGTGTTAACGAATTTACCATTCAGGACGGGTTCGTATCTATGCAGGGGCATCAGATACAGGTAACTCCTGAAACGCTGTCAATAGATACCTGTGCTAATGGCTACAGCCGTATCGACTACGTTGTTATGAGATACACACACGATAACACTTCTCTGATTGACGGAGCGGAGCTGATGGTACTCAAAGGGACAGCCGTTGCTGATCCAAACACACCTGTAGCACCGAGCTATAACTATGGTCAGATAGACGAGGGTGCAACTACAGTTGATATGTTGCTGTACAAAATCACCCTGAATGGTGCATCTGTAACGTTTGAAAGACAGTTCGTCAGAGCTTACAGCACAGAAGAAGCAAGGCCTTTACAGATTGATTTCGGTACAGTATCGAGCTTACCTGCGACTGTATCTGATGACAGGATAGTAATGGAGCAGATAGTAAAACCAAGTGACTGTCTACTCAGCACTCCGTCAGCACAGACAAGCGATTGGACAGTAAATACTTCTGACGGGTCGGTTACTCTGAGTGGGTCTATTTCAGGCTCTACATCGGTAACAATATGGTTGGTAATACCTGTATAAGAAAGGGGAAAAGCATATGGACAAATTCTTTTTAGTTCAGATCAAGAGAACCAAAGGAACTATCGAAAAAGGCGTAGTAATTAAAGATACTATGGACGATGCAGAGCAGGGTTTTTACGCATACCTGAGTGCATACGGATTCGGTAAACACGCCGACACAGATTATGTACAGGTAGGTATTCTCGACTCAAACGGAATCCACAAAATGGGAAGAGTTTGGGAAAAGAAAGAAGCTCCTGTAGAGCCAACAGAGGAGGCATAATATGAACAGGATTATCGTAAACAAGTTCGGGGGGGTACTCCTCAGTACAGAAAGGAGGCAGTGCGTTAGGGCTGTCTCCGAGCAAATCTCCGAGAGGAGGTTTGAGGCAAGGTAAGGAGGTGACTCCTTATGGCTGTTAGTGTAATCAAGAACGATAACTTTCCGAGTGCTGTTGCACCGACTATCGTGAACCCGATTTTCACACAGTTGCAAGGCGGATATCAGCGAAAGGGCAGACAAGTGCTTGTTAACATAGGGTTGTATGTGAATGGCACATTTAGTCCGAATGACTATTCTACTGCGGTGGGCGGATTACCGAAACCAAACACACCAACGGCACTCTCCGTTGTTACAAACAGTAACGGCTCAAAGGGTGCAGCGGCGGTACTCCGAACCGACGGAGCAATACGCTTGGATTCGGGGGTCAAAGAGCTGTCATACGAAACTATATATATCAGCGGTATTTACACAATAGCCTAATCCTTGCCGAGTAGGGCATGACAAGTACGATAAAGCAAATGTACAAGACTATTGATTATACAAATCCATCATATACGTTAACAGGTGGACAGAGAGAATATGCGCTGTTTGGATATCCAAGCGATATGAAAAAGGCACTCTCTGCGACACTTATATCTACTCCGAATGCGGATTGGATAACGGCAAAAGTAAACCTTGCAAGTGACGGAGTGCGTGTGTATATGCACAACGAATACTCCTCTCAGATAACGGGTACTCTATCGGTAAGACTCTTGTACATTTAGTACACCTAACGCCATAGAACATATGGCAACATCAATAATCAAAACAATGACTAATCGTATAACGAGTGGCATAACTCCACAGAGCGGCAGCACGATACAATATTTCGATTTGTCCATCGTGGGCGGGTCAGTAGTGTTCGGATTCGAGATTTACAACGATACCTACTACGGAAGTACGGATACTGTACTCTGCACTATCCCATCACAGTATGCTCCAAAGGCAAACAGATACTTTGGGGGGTTCACAACGGACGGAAATTACGCAATCAAAAACAATGCGCTAATCACGGTCAAAAGCAACGGTGATGTGGTATTACGAACTGGCGGAACAACAGGACGCTATATATTCTGTTCTGGTGCTTATGCCATCTCGGTATAGAAAGGACAATATGTCAATAATAATCAGCTTCATACTTGGGGCAAACGTAGGATTTTTGCTGACTTGTATCATAGTCAGCGGAAAGGGAAAAGAATGAATGATTTCATCAAAGCATCAGTAATACGGGCAGTGCGTACAATAGCGCAGACAGCCGTTGCCATGATTGGTACGGCAACTGTGCTGTCCTCGGTGGATTGGAAGGTGGTATTATCCGCTTCGCTTTTGAGCGGTATACTGTCCATTCTGACATCCATCGCAACGGGACTCCCCGAAGTGGAATACGCACAGCATATCTATATGAGCAAAGAAGAGCCTGCGGATTCGTGGATAGAGGAAGAGGGTGATACAAATGAAGAGTAACACCGAACAGCTGGCAATCGCCAAGAAGTACCTCGGCAACGGGGGGGCGAAGTTCCGCAAATACTGCGGACTGCCGAGTGGGTCAGCGTGGTGTGATGCGTTTGTGACAACCATCTTTGCAGAAGCAGGAAACGCTAATCTCTTCTGTGGTGGTACAAAGCAGACTTACTGCCCGACCACAATCAAGTGGTGCAGGAACAATCTAGCGGAAGTCCCACCGTACCTTGCTCTGCCGTCAGATATCATCTTTTTCGATTGGGAGCCGAACTCGACACCTAATCACATCGGTTTCGTGCGTGAGAGAAAGGACTGCGAAGCAATCTACACGATCGAGGGCAACACATCAGGCGGAATCGTTGCGAACAAAACGAGAGCGACAAAATACGTATGCGGTATATATCGTCCTCACTTCAAAGCGACATTTGACGCATCCAAGCCGTTAGTCATTGACGGGTACTTCGGATACAACAGTATCGCAGGACTCCAAAAGGCTCTCAAAG